TGACCCACCGCCGCCGCCGGCCCCACCTTGGCCACTCGGAATATAAGCCCCGCCGCCCCCGCCGCCAGCAAATTGAGTATCGCCGCCGCCAGTAATATCTGCATCAGGTGCAGCTTGGCCACCAACTCCACCTCTACCTTGACCTGTTGACGTCCCTCCAATATTTAGAGCTCCGCCACCGGCACCGTTGTAGTGTTGACCACCATAATTTCCTTCTGGTGGAGTATAACCACCAGCATTTCCGCCGTCAGGTTGAGACCCTTGTCCGCCTCCGCCGCCGCCAGACCC